CCTTCCGTCGATCAATCGTCAGCATCCCTGGGTTGTTCCTGGTGGATTAGCCAATGTTGATCCGCGAACGTATCGATCAGTTACTTTGATTGTGCTTCCGGACGATGTGAAATACTACAAGAGTAAAGGCGAATGGGAGTTCCCGGAAGGAACGACACTGTTTGATTTGTTGGTTTCGATTAAAAATCAATTCCAATCCGGTCGATTAATAGAAACTGGTAAGACGTTTGAACTACGCCAACGCAAATTTATCGGAGGTAGTTGGAAATCTCATACCGCATTCGAGGACGAATCCGAACGCCCACCTGGTTATACCGGTCTGGATCAACGTTGTCATAGCTGTCACAATTTGACTGGAAATGATGGCCTTCGCGGAAGGAACACTACCGTTTTCAGTTGGCACCCGTTCTCACCAAAAGCGGATGGCACCTGGACAGCTAATCCCGAGTTCCTTAAAAAGACGGTCATGGCCGATTCTAATGATCCGTTCTCCCTGTCAAACAAACGAAAGGAAGACAAAGTGAAGCTTGCAATCACCGCTGTGGCCGCGATGGCTCTGGCTCAGTCGAATCCAAAGTATGAGCAAATCCTACAATCCAAGATCAGCGAATACTCTCAACAACTTCAGAACGCCAGGATTGCCAATGCCGCGCCGGCTGATCTTGCCTTCCTTGAATTTCAACGGGAACGGCTCAAGCAAATCCTCCGCGACGAGCAGATGCTCCAAAAGGGTATCCGCCCGCCGATCATCATTGAAGAACGATACGGGCCTGATGGCCAAAAGATAGAACAGAACCAATTAAAGGAACCGGATCGGCCAAAACCCGCGGAAGAGAAAAAGGAACTGAAATCCGCGGAAGAGAAAAAGGAACCGGAAGGCCGTGGTCTTCAACTCTCGCCTGATGAAGTCCGCACGTTACAAGAAATGATACGCATTCTACAGTCTATGTTGCCCAAAAAGGAATGATTAATAATCAAAATGGTGGGTTATTCCAATGCCGTCGGAACTTCTTACGTCATTTTCTCAGGTGATAGCAAATGGTCTACGCCGAAAATCTATAGTGAATTGCTCCAGCTGGGCTGAGAAATGCCGAATCATGGGTCAGCCCTTCCCTGGCCCATACTCCTTCAAGTATTTCCCCTGGGCGAAAGCAATGCATGATAACGAAGATGAAAAGTGGATCGGCCAAAAGTCCGCCCAAATGGGCTACACTGAAATTTGCCTAAATAGAGTTTTCTACAGTATTGACATTAAGCGTGTTGATTGTCTTTATCTATTACCGTCACAAACTCCGGACGCTTCCAATTTCTCCGCTGGTCGATTCGATCCGGCCCTAGAAGGTTCCAGTTACTTAACAGGTTTGTTCTCTGATGTGCAGAACGTCGGTCACAAACGAGCCGGCACAACGAATTTGTATATTAGAGGCACAAGATCACGGTCACAATTAAAGTCGATACCTGCTGGTTTGATTATCTTCGACGAGCTTGATGAAATGACACAAAAGAACCTCGCACTCGCTGAGGAACGTCAATCCGGTCAAGTTAGTTACCAACAAATCAAAATCTCGACTCCGACAGTAGCGGGAACTGGAATCAACATAGAATACGACGAATCCAAACAGGATCATTTCCACTTCCGTTGCCCGCATTGCAATCGATTTACAGAACTCATTTTTCCTGATTGTCTTGTAATAACTGGAGATGATTTATTCGACCCGGCTCTTATCAATTCTCATTTACAGTGTAAGGAATGCAAGACCAAACTGGAGCACGAAACCAAACACGAATGGCTAAGAGAAGGCCAATGGCTACCGCACAACGAGCGTGGATTGTGGCACGGCTATCACATAAATGGCTTATATTCCTCCGCCACAGCCAGGCATCCGAAAAATATCGCCGCCAAAGTATTCAAAGCCAAAATCGATCCCGACGAAGAGCAAGAGCTTTTCAATTCAGTACTTGGCCAGGTTCACGAAGTAAAAGGCGCTCGGATTAATGATCAACATATCCGAGAATGCCAGAAGAACTACTTCTTGAATCCTAAGGTTAATGCCGGGACTCTTATTACAATGGGTGTGGATCAAGGTTCACAATTGCACGTTGAAATTGACGCGTGGAATTATATGGGTCATTCGCCAGACATAAATATCTCTCACAAGCCCAAAGTCCTTGAGGTAATTGTTTTAGAGGAATTCGAGGAATTAGATCGTCTTATGAGAAAATGGCAAGTCCGGGCTTGTGTGATAGACGCCCATCCAGAGAAACGTAAAGCCCTTGAGTTTGCCAGCCGATTCGACGGTTTCGTTATGCTCTGCATTTATGGCGATAATACCAGGTCCAAGAATCTTACCATCTGGTCCGGCGAACCTACATTCACCGCGGATAGAACCGCTTGGCTTGATCTGTCGCTTGGTCGATTCAAGGCCCAACATATTGCTCTTCCCGCCGATTTGCCGCTTGATTATAAGAACCATATCAAAGCTCCTGTCAGAGTCCCCAGGAAGGACAAAGACGGGAATACAATCGCATCCTATGTCACGGGCGATCGCGTGGCCGATCACTTTGCACATGCTCGCAATTACGCTGAAATCGCTCTGAACTTTGCGGTGACTATGGGACAAAACAAAACCATCCAAACGGCTTGATGGATTATTAATCAGAACGGGAGAATGATATGCCCTATGATATTACCGATACATTCAGTGTAAAAACTGGCACTTGGTCACCACCAAATAGCGATAAGTCCTATGATAATATCGAGACAACTATTGTTCACCAAACTGAACAACTTGTTAAACCAGCTTATTTTGCGAATAAAACACCAATTGAGTTGAATAAGGCTTTCAGGGATGAATACGTAGGATATCAATTGTTATACTTGGACCCGATGTCTGAATTCAATAATCTTAGTAATACAAGAGTAAGAGGGTCAAGTGGACCCCCGTATACTCTACCTGACGTAGATAGCGCATTCAAAATAGGTACTCTTCCCACTTTCGTTCCATCAATCCGCTCAGCTATCAATTCAATGTACGCTCCGCTATTATTAAGCCAGGATGATTTTAATAGTGTACTTCAATATCACAATTGGGATTCTGGTGGAAATTGGATTCCATACAACGGATACACTTCTGTCTTATTTTTCAATGATGTTGGTTTACGATTAGATGTTGTAGTAGATTGGATGCAAAGTCTACTTGATTGGTTGAAAAATAGTTGGGGAACGGATACAATTCGTTGGCCACAGCAATCGCCTCTAACTGATTATGGCAGTCCCCCACTTTTTCCTCCGTATTACGACATTAATAGTAAGGGAATTCCATTTTTCGGAGTTTCCACAGTTTGGACTTTGACATACAATATTGTCAGTACAGATAGTATGCCAACTTATGTCCAAACTGGTACAGATACTTTCAAGGAAATTCTACCGTATAGTGCTGGTTATTTTAATACAGGAGAAAGTTTCAACATTCCTAATATTTTAACCCCATTCACCAACAATAGCGAATACTTGGTTTTGGCGGCATCCGGATTGAAAACACAAATCGACTTTGGCTATAACATAGTAATACGTTTTCTTATCTCTCGCATTTCCGGTTTAACTGGTATTTTCACTAACGCTCCACCTAAATGGTGGTTAAACCTTTAAGAAAGGAATTATTCATGGCACTAGAAATTGTCACACAAATCCCGATAGAATCAATAACGCATCCACATTATTCGTTAAGGATGCTGGAGTGGTATAAGTGGCGCCTCACGTTTGAAGGTGGCTGGATATTCATCAACGAATATCTTCAGCAAAGGAAAGCTGAGTCACAAGACGATTTCACTAGGCGCAAGAAGATAGCTTACTGTCCTGCTTTCGCCAAAGCAGCAGTACGGGATGTGATCAGTTCGATCTACGGTAGATTCCGAGACATCACCAGGATCGAAGGATCGCGATCGTACCGAGCCGCGATCATGGGTCAAGAAGCTGGCGTAGACCTGTCTGGAACCTCTATGAACACATTTATGGGAGCGATGGTACTTCCAGAATTGTGCATCATGGGCAAGGTCGGTGTGTACGTGGATATGCCTATTAAACGCGGAACGACAGTATTAGCTAACAAAGACATTCGTCCATACTTATATGTGTACAAAGCTGAAGATATCCGCTCTTGGGAATACGACGATTCGCCCACTCCCAATATCTATAAGGCTCTATTACTCCGAGACACCGTTTTCATTCGAGACGCAATAACCAAGTTGCCCACTGGAACAACACACCAATACCGGTACTATTACCGGGACGAAGACGACGGAACAATTTGGGTCCAATTCTACAACGAAAATAGCCAACCCATTGATCCGACCGGGCAAGGCAATACTGGACCGATCCAATTGAACATTCCGCGCATCCCGTTTGTTACGGCTGAGCTTTCCAATTCTCTCATGGCCGATATAGCAGATTACCAGATTGCACTGTTGAATCTGGCCTCATCTACACTTTCCTTTGGGATTGATTCCAACTTCCCCTTCTATACCGAGCAATTCGATCCACGAGCATACTCCGGCCATTTGCAAGACGGTAGCGACGCTGCAATTCCAGCCGCACCGTCCAATGGATCAGCCAGCACACCTGATGAAGGCGGCGTTGTTGGCAACGGCTCGATGCCATCACATAACATCAAAGTAGGAGTCGGTTACGGCCGAATGTACGCAAAGGGACTCGAGCGCCCGCAATTTGTTAACCCATCAGCAGAGTCTCTCAAATCTGGTATGGACTTGGAAGAGCAATTGAAGATGGATATTCGATTATTAATCAATTTGTCCATTACCAACCTCAATGTCCGTGCTACATCAGCCGAGTCCCGCGGATTCGATGAACGTTCTCTCGAAGCCGGTCTCTGCTACATCGGAGCAATGTGCGAAGATGCCGAGCGTCAAATCGCCTACTTGTGGCACATGTACGAAAATGATAAAGAACATGATATTGCTACAATCAGATACCCTGACAAGTTCAACGTCCAAAACCAAAAGGACGTTTGGGCCGAAGTCGAGGAATACAAGAAGCAAATAGCTGGCCACTGCTCTATTACATTCCAGCGGTGCGTGGCAAAGCGCATTGCAGACCTATTATTACTCCACCGGTATCCGCCCGAAATGATGGAAAAGATATACAAGGAAATCGACGAGTCCGAAACCGTTGATATCGCTATCGATCAATTAACTAAGGATGTTCAGACTGGAATCCTTGATCCCGATTACGCTGGCAAGCTTCGCGGTTACCCCGAAGGCACAGCGAAGAAGGCTCAGGAAGCTCAGGTCAAGCGTCTGGAAATGATCAAAAAAGCCCAACAGCCCGAGCAGGGAATGGGTGCAGCGGCAAATAATGGTGACGGTAAGGGTCAACAAAATCCTGGCGCTCGAGGTAATACTGACGAATCTGTTGATCCGCAAATGGAAACTCAAATGGAAAAAGATAAAGCTGGTAATCCAACACGTGGTAAAGGGGCCAATAACACACCAAATAGTCATACAATAGTTAAAGACAAACCTGGACCCAAGCCAGGTCAACATGGTCATGTTGGTTCGACGTGATTGATCATTAATCAAAAAGGAGACACCGATGCTCAAGTTCTCAGATAAAGCGTCACTCCTCAAGTGGTTCCAGCGAGTCTTCGCGAACAACTTGACACTCAGCAACGCTGGGAAGAGTGCCGCGATGGATGCTGTGACTGCGTTGCTCAATGCCGGTGGTGCCGGCACCATCAAAATCTACACCGGCACACAGCCAGCTGGACCGGACACCGCTCTTTCCGGCCAAACTCTTTTGGCCACACTCACGTTCTCATCAACTTCCTTCGGCGCATCCGTCAATGGCGTCGCAACCGCCAACACGATCACTTCTGGTACTGCCGGCAATACTGGTACAGCTACCTGGGCTCGGATGGCTTCTGGCGGCGGTACAGCGGTCATGGATTGTACGGTCGGAACCTCTTCCAGCTTTGATATTGTCTTTCCTACAACGACAATCAACAGTGGCGATACGGTCAGTATTTCTTCCTTTACGCTCACGCACCCATAGGTACCCATGGGTCAAGACATATACTAACAGGAGGAAATGATTAATGATCGCAGAACAATACGTTAACAACGCGATCAGTACACTTAGTAGCTCTATCATCAGTACCGATACGACCTTAACAGTTGCAGCTGCAACCGCATTTCCGACTGTTGGCAATTTTCATATTTTAGTAGACAATGAAATAATGCGTGTGACTTCCGTTTCTGGTACAACATTCACGATCACTCGTGGTGTAGAAGGTACAACAGCTGCTTCTCACACCGGTGGCGTTAATGTGATTTG